GTTTCCCGACTCCCCCTGCGTGTATCAATTACCTACCCCCCGGTAGTGGCGGTCTATCAACGACTTAGGGACTTGGGGACTTGGGCATGCATACGTTCGGTGCATATGCATCACCGAGAGGGTTGATAGGGCCGATAGGGCTGATAGGGCTGTCACATTTCCTCGTCGGGCGTGAGGCATTCGCCCGGAAGTCCAGCGCAGTGGCACTGATGCGCCAGCACGCACGCGCCAGAGTCGGCGTGATAGCCCTCGTGATGGCCGCAGGGACACATACGCGGGCCTTTGGGGTAGCACCAGTGCGGCACGTAGGGTGCGTCGTCACGCGGGCCGCGGCTGCTCTCGCTGACTGGTCCTGGCATCAGTCATCCTCCTCGCCGTAGTAGCTGCAATCCCAGTCGTGCTCGTCGCAGAACAGCGAACAATGACATTCCGGGCAGTGCGGATCATCGAAGCACGACGGACAACCGCGATCACATTTGCGGCACCACATCGATTGATGGTAAGAGCAGAACTCGTGCATCGCCTTGTGCCCCTCGAAGTCGCGGCACCACGGTTCGCCGGGCATGCGGTCGTCGTCGTCATATTCGTCAGGCTCAGTCATATGCATCACCGGCGGTAGCGCCATTGCGACTCGGCCTTGGTCTTGGCGTCGTGGCACGTGGCACACAGCGCCTGCGTGTTGGTCTCGACGTCCAGTCCACCAGCCCATAGGGGCACGACGTGGTCGCGCACGGTGGCGACCTCGACGTGACACCGCACGCAGAACGGGTGCGCCCTGGCCAACTGGTAGCGCCACTGTTGCAGGCGTCGGCCCGTCGTGCGTAGTGCGCGTGTCCCTCGGTGCAGGGTGCAGCCAGGCCGACCACACGTGGCGCACGCGCGCGGCGGGGCCATCGGCATCACGAGACGCCCGGATGGCTGCGTGGGACGGCCACGATCTTCGTGTCCTCACTGATGAGCGATTTGATCCGCTCGGTGATCGCTCCTTCCGTTTCGCCAAACACGATGACGATGGTCGTATCGGTCGGGAACCCTGGATGTGTCTCAGCCGAGACGCGGATCGGTTGGTCCTTCATCAGTCGCGTGACGTTCTCGCGGGTGATGCCCAAGAGCATGACGCGCTTGCCGTCATCGCCGGTCGCAATAGCAGTGATCATTCAGGGTTCCAGTTCACCGGGCCGATGGTGACGAAAAACGGGTTAATACTCCCATGGCTCAGGAGCGTAACGAACACGTCCTCGCCGCGCACAATAGCTGCGCGCTCGGCCTCGCTGAGCGACCAGCGCGTGATGACGTACCCGTTCGGCGTGCGCACCGACGGCAGATCGCGATACTCGTCCTGGTGCTCGGCGATGACGATCGCGCGCGACCCGGACGGCACGAGCGCCGGATCGATGCGGGGATCGGCGATCTCCATTACGGTTGCCCTGTCGGCGCGCTGGTCGACGCGACGACCACGACTGTGCGCGTCCCACTCGCTGGGAACGTGTACTCGCCGGCCGCAAACGGCACGAGCACCACGTTCGTGCGGCCCGCGCCGATCGCCGGTTGCAAATTCATCCTGCGCGTATCGCCCGTCGTCGCGAAAAACCCGACCTGTTCGCGCGGTTTGGGTTGATACCCGTACATCGGGGCTTGCGCGAAGTACGTCAGGTTTTGCGGAATCTGCCCCGGGTTGAGGATCGGGCCGAGCGTCAGGTAATCGTGCAGGCCTTCCTTGATGGGCAGCACGTACCACGTCCCGTTGATGCGTTCGGCGATCCACAGCGTATGGTTGATCGCGCCTTCCCAGCCGGGCGGAATGACGCCGGGCCACGTGTCGCGCCCGGGAAAGTTCATCGCGAACCCCTGGTCGGCCTCCGTGAGCGTGATCGACGCCATCGCACTGAGGATCGGCAGGTGCGCGACCGGTGGACAATCGCCCGACGCAACGATGGCGAGCGAGAGGTCGATCGCGTCGGCGCCGGTCGACGGTGGCGGCGTCGGTCCGGGTTGCTCGGTCGTCGGCGGCGGCGCGGCGGCGGTCGCGAACGGGATCAGCGTGACGGTGACGAGCACGTTCGTCGTGCCGTCGAAGTGCACGGGGTCGGTCGTGCCGTTCTGCGCGGTGGCCTGGACCATGATCGCGCCACCGAGCGGCGGGCCGCTGTAGAAGTTCACGAGGCCGTCGGGGCCGGTGCGGCGTGGGTTCGGGTTGATCTCGATCCCGGGTTGCGCATAGTCGTGCGCGTTGAACGTGTTGATGGTGACGAGTTGATCGCCGACGGGCGCACCGGCCTGGTCGACGACCGCGACGTTCAAGGTAGCCATGCTAGTCCTCCGTGAGTGCGCGTGCCGTCTGTCGCGCGGCCTCGCGTTTCCATTCGAGCATTTGATACGCCTTCACGCTGATCGCGCGCGGACAGACGCCGCTGGCGAGGCCTTCGACCTCGTCGTCGGTGAGCAGCAGCCAGTACCCGGGGTCGCCCGGCGCGAGCGTGGCGGTTTCGTCACGGACGATGTCGGGCACCACGGGCCGTCGGCGCGTCATGCGCGCGATCCTCCGCGTCGCGAACGCCGCGTCGCACACAGCCGGCACAACCAGCGGTATGCATAGACGCGCTGGTGACACGTGAGCACGAGCGTGAGCGTGCGCCGGTGTCCGCAGTGCGCGCAGGGCCGCAGACGGATCGAGACGCGCGCCATCAGCACGCCACCTGAAACGCGTGCACGACCGGCCGCCACTCGCCTTGCCATTCTGCATGACACTCCGACACGAACAACGTCTGGCTCGCGGGCTCCCACCACGCGCCGCCAAAGGTCTGGCTCCCATAGCCCACGAGTTGCGGAAACGGCGTCCCGTGGTGCGCGACCTGACTGAGATCGGCGGCGTCGGTCGTGGGCGGGAGCAACACCGGCGAACACGTTCCCTGTGCCGCCTTCGCCAGATCGTCGGGGTTGTAAATGAACAACGACGACTGCATCGTGGTGACGCCCGGGCCGGTGGCGGTGCAGCCGTACCGCGTGTCATTCTGCCCGTGCGCGCAGAGTTTTTCGACGCCGTAGTTCTGCGCGGGACCGTACCAGACGTGGCAGCGCCCGAGCGCGCCGTACTCGGCCGCGTGTGCCGCCATCGTGCGCGCCAGCTGGCCGATCAGCACGAGGCCGTGCTTCTGGGCCCCGCTGACGAAGGCGGCCGCCGAGAGGCTGTCGACTGGCGTGAACGTGGTGAACGGGCCGTACTGGACGCCGCACAGTTCCCCGTTGACGGTGCATCCGCGCCCATCCTGTACCGGGTTGAACTGCGGTTCCGCGCCCTGGCTGTCGCGTTCGCCGTAGTGCGTCCAGCCGCACTCGTCGACATCGTCCGCGCGTGGTTGCTTGTGATCGAAATCGGCGTAAATCAGGTTGGTGGTCGGGATCGTCGTATCGGCGGGCGTCCCGACGGGCGGCAGCGCGAACGCACTGAGATACGCGCCCCACGCTGAGGACGCATTCCCGCTCCCAATCGGCGCGCCCGCACCGAACCGCTTTCCCCCGACCAACTGCGCGAGCGCGTCCGGCAGCGTGACGAGATACCCGCCGACCCGCGCACAATGGTCGGTCAGGCGCCACGGCCCCGACGCGATCACGCCGCTCGGGAGGAGCTGCGACGCGCCCAGACTTGGATCGTGGGACCCGCCCACGTTGTATTGATCCATGTACGCCCACATCAACTGCTCGGTCTGCTCGTCCCACAGTAGCCCGTGCAACGGGCACGGATTGCCGGCAGCCGAGACGCGCGTACCCAGCGTGACATCGCCCCAGTTCGTGACGAGCGTGCACCGCGTGCCCGCGCCGTGCCACGCGACCTCATACACCGGGTCCATCCAGCCGGTATCCGCCTGCGCGCCGGTGATAAACAACTGGATCGCGCCGTCGACGACGCGGCCCGAGAGCGCGCCCGTGCTGTAGCCGAAGCGCGTCTGGCCGTTCGTGTCGAGCGGGAGCGTCGCGGCGCCGAGGTACGTGAAGTCGGCGGGCGTGAGCACGGTCTGCCCGGTTGGTCGCGGCGGCAGCGTGATCGGCGCGCCGGCGAGCTGCGCAACGGTCGCGCGCGCCATGCGGATCGCCTGGTCGATCGCGATCGTCTCGTCCATGTCGGGGTTGGCCGCCATCAGCCCGCCGAGCACGTGGCCGGTGAGCGCGGCGAGCGTGGGATCGATCGCCTGCGCGGCGAGCACGCGATCGAGCGCGTGCAGGAGTTCACGGGCGGTGTCCATCAGCCTTCCTCCGCGCAACGCCAGCAGATGACATGCGCGGCGAGGCGGCCCGTTTCGCGCCGATAGCGGCGCGTCTGCCGGCGACAGCTCCAGCAGTAGCGCGGCGGCTGCGTGCCCTGCTTCCGCGTGATGTAGTGATACGGTTTCACAGCAACCGGCCTTGTTGCTGCTGCGCCGCGGCCTGTTCGATCCATGTCAACCCCTTGGGAATCCGAATGGCGGACCACTGCGAGAACCCGGACCCGTCAAAGGAATCTGCGCCGCGTTCCGCCATCAACCCGATCCGTTTTTGCGTGTTGACGCGCCCGACGTGCAGCCAGAGGCCGCGCGCCTTCGCGTAGGCCATCAGCTCGAGCGCCTGCGGGCCGAGTTTCCATTCGGTACTGCCGCCAATGAACAACGCGCCCAGTTCGCGCCATGGCACGTCGCCGACCAGCAACCCGTCCTGCGCGACGAGGGCGGGCACGAACCCCGCACCACGAATGATCGCCGACCAGAACGGCCAGCGCGCCAGCGTGGCGTGACAATCGAACGGCACATCGGGCGCCGCCACGAATCGGCACCCCTTGCGCCCGTGGAACCGTTGCAGCATCCCCATGAACGCGGTCACGTCGAACCCCGAGTACGCGCCGTTATCCATGCCCCACTTGCCCGGCACGAGGCGCAGCGAATCCGGCAGGCTGCCCGCGCCCGGCACAATGAGTTCACCGAGCGCGTCATACCGCGCCGCCGTCGCCGTCGCGCCCGAGACGAACAACAGCATTCAGCCTTCCTCCGCGACGGTCGGTGCGGGGAGAGGCGCGGGGGCTGACTCTGCGGCTTCGGGCGCTAATCCCATGCAGACTACTCCCGGTTCTAGACCCATTCCGCTTAGAACGTAGGACACATAGCGGCGTGTCTCTCGGCCTGTATATTCGCCCTGAGCGATGCCGTCCACGATCCGCAGCCGTCGCCACTCGCGCAATCGCAGAATGTCACCAACTTTGAAGCCACGATCATCGCGCCGGAGTTCAAACGTCTTTTCGCCACTCACGATGGGGATGTAGAACTCCGGCCATGTCTTCAGTTCATGCTCCTGCCAGCGCAATCGTTTAAGGTCTAGCGTCTCACTAGGCTCCGGTGCGGGGAGAGGCGCGGGGGCTGGAGTCTGCCAGTCGAATCCGCTGTCAGTGAGATGCGGTCCTGTATGGCCTGCTGGTTTCACACACCGATTGTGATTCGCCCACAGCACGTCGCACTGAGGCGCGGCGGCGCTCCTCCCTGCGGCGATCAGGGCTTCTAGTTCATCGGCGCAATGCCGGAACCGCACGATGTCCTGCTTCGTGGTTGGAAGATCATTGTTCAGACTCCCAAGAAACCGCGCCGAGTCGCGCCATTTCGCCGTCAGCGCCGTCAGGGCGTCGCCGCTCACCGGGTTCTCCATCAGCCTTCCTCCGCGACGAACAGCGACAGCACCTCGAGCAGGCGCGCCGCATAGCCTTGGTCGTGGTCGTGTTTACGGGCGAGGCGCGCGGCGTCGAGCGCGAGGCGGTGCACGCGGCGTTCGAGCCGTGCGGCACCCGTCGGCCCGGGCGCGCGCTTGAACTCGTGCACCGCGCCTTTCTGGCGAATTTTGTCGAACCCGTCCGCCATCGTCAGCCGTCCTCGCCCGTCGATCCGCAGGTCACGCAAGGCTCCCCAACATCGACCAAATGTTGACCGGCCGGACAGAGCGTTACGCACACGCGGAGAGCCGCTTCCAAGTCATCCGCATCATGTTCGCGTGTGACAGCACAGCAGAAATCGCCATCCCGATCGGCTTGCGCGGCCGACTCACGCCACTGCACCAGCAACGTCCGCAGCCGCGCACGCGAGACGGGGTACTCCATCATCAGCCTTCCTCACCCGGATCGCGAGACACGAGCACGAGCAGCGCGCGCGCGATCGGGGTGTGGCGCGGCGCACTCGCGAAGAACATGTCGCGCGCACGGTACCACCGTGCGAGCTCGTCCCCGTGCGCCCAGTGCCCCGTGACGATGATCCGGTTGCGCACCGTGTCGATCGCGCGCTCGAGCACCCCGTGCACGTCGTCGGGCACGAACCGCAGCGCGTAGTCCGCCATGCCCGCGTTCTCGCACGGCCAACACCCGCACGGCGCGTCGGACCACCGCAACGCCTCCGCGCGGGTATACGTCTCGCGCTCGTGCGTCGCCATGACGCGCAGATCCGCGGACACGTGCGCGATCGCCGGCGCCGGCAACGCGTGCACCCACTCCGCCACCGTCGGGAACTTGCGGCACGTCGTCAGGCACGCCTTTCCCGCTGTCAACACGTCGTCCAGCGGCGCGTCCGCCAGCACTTTGAAATACGTCCGGCTCAACGTCTCGATCTCTGCCGCCTTTAACTTGAGACGGAAGGCACCGTAGACGCGCCTAAAGGCGCGATCGAAGGTGCCGAACTCAGGCTCAACCATCGACGTCACCCACGTGTCTCTAGATCACGATCGGTGGTACTCAACACGGTCGCCGTCCGGCGATCGCGCCCCAGGCGCGTCGCCTCCGGCTTCTTATTCTTTTGTAGTGACGGAGGCCATTGCCCGGGCAATGGCTGGACGCATGCTTGGGCAATGCGTAGGCATATGTCTGGCTGCCCCGAAACAGATGCCTGGGCAATGCGTGGGCATTGGCTGGAACTATGCCCGGCCATTGCCACCCCATCGGCCGAGCGCGCCCTTGCGGCCTTTGTCGCTGGCCCGGTACGCCCGTTCCTGCGCCTCGCTGTAGATCGCGAGTTGCGTGTCATTAACCAGCAACCCGGAATCGTTCAGGTGCCAGTACCGCGCGACGGCGGGCCAGGTGCGCGCCCACTCGTCGTCGGTCGCCGCCACCGAACGCTTGATCGTGTCGAGGTTGGCCGGCAACTGCCCGCCACGTCGCCACGACTGCGTCAACATTTCGCGGTAGAGTCCGCGCGCCTCGAGCGGGAGCAAGAACGCGGACGAGCCGGTCCACCGGTCGGTCCAAAACCATTCCGCCAGTAACTTGTCTTTCACCAGGGGCATCGTGCCGACCATCTACTGGTTGCTCACGGTCTTGAGTCTTGGTGGACGCGCGGCCTCGAGGTCGGCCTTGTCGCGCTGCTTGACGAGCGTCTCGCGCGCGTGCTCGAGGACAGCCAGTTGATAGTCGAGGTCTTTGATCGCCTTGTCGAGTTGCGACTCGCGTTTACTCATGCGTCCTCCGTCGCGGATGCATCGTGGTCGCGTGCTCCCACCACAACAGCCGCAGAAATTCGGTGATCTCGTCGTCGGTGTCGCCGGTCATCGTCGCGTGCCAGTCGCACGCGGTGCACGACGCCTCCGCGCGTCGCACGGGGAGTAACCCGTCGCCACGGTCCGCGCCGTCGACAATCACCGCGCGCGGGGTCGTCATCGCGTCACGCCCGTGTCATCGCTCGAGATAGGCGCGGATGAACGCGGCCGCGACTTGCGGAACGATCGCATTGCCGTACCCGCGCAGTCGTCCCACGCGGGCGGATACCCCATGAGCCAGCGGGAATGTGCCGGGTTCAACTGGCCGCGCTTTCCCGTCGCTGCAGGGGGTCCACTCGGCATCAGCCCAGTAATTTGATCCTTTAAGTTGACGCAACCGCCGCGCTTTTTCCGATTCTCCAGATTGCCAGACGCTAGATGATCCATGCAGTTTGGCGTGGCCCACGTCGCCAGCCTCGCCGCATCCGTCATTTGCGCCATCACTTGCAGTGACGTAATCTGCGTGCGGTTCCCACCCATCCGCTGCTTCATCGCCAGATGCGCTTCCGGCGTCTTGTTGTCGTCGTTCGCGCACGGTGTCGGCCATGTTGCCAGCGGTGCCTGGTCCCGCAGCTTGTAACGACCATGCGCCGCCGTCATCTGCATCACCCCGCCCTCCGCATCCCCTGCGTTCGGACTGCGCCACGCCGCCAACAACACGTAATCCCGTAGGTTCCTCGAATGCGCCGCCCCACTCGGACGCAGAATCCCCATCTCCGCGTGCAGCGCATTCTTCTCCTGCCCCCCGCCCGTCGTATCCCCTTCCGCCTGCGGCGTGGGCCACGAACCAGAGACGCTGTCTGATGTGGAACGCGCCGACACCACCAGCCGGCAGACCACACGCCCCGACGGCGTAACCTTCTTTTTCCACGTCATCGCAAACACGGTCGAGCCATCCGTGTCCAATCGCTGCTTCAACCTGCTCACCAAAGACGACTGGAGGCCGGCACTGGGCAATGAGCTGGAACCAGACAGGCCAAAGGTCGCGGGGATCGTGTCCGCCAGCCTGGGCGCCTGCGGCCGAGAACGGCTGACAGGGACAACTCCCCGTCCAGACAGCGCGGTCGTCGGGCCATCCGGCCAATCGAAGAGCGTAGGACCAGCCGCCAATCCCAGCGAAGAAGTGACACTGGGCGAAGCCTCGCACGTCGTCGGGCTGAACAAGGGCAATTGATCGCTCATCGACTTCGCCATCAGCGATCAGCCCTTGCGTGATCAATTCGCGCAGCCAGGCGGCGGCGAACGGATCGTGTTCGTTGTAGTACGCCGACATCTACCGTTGCGATCTCCACGCAAACCCGCAGTGCTGGCATTTCATCAACCTCGGTGTCGCCCAGTACCAGCGATGATGGCGACACGCTAAAAAGGAATACCGTCCTCGTCCGTGCGATCCGGCAACGCATCCGGCGGGGAGAGCGGCAGCGGCCCCTCGTGCGCGTCCTCGAGCCCCGCGAGCTCGTAGCCGAACTTGCCTTTCGTCGTCCGCAGCAACACCGCTTGTTCGCGGTGCCAGGCGCTCTCGGCCCGCGCCGCGAGCGTCTCGTTGATCGTCGTCAGCCGCGTTTGATTCGCCGGCCAGCTCGCGTTGCCGGCGACTGTGATCGTCGTGCGGATCACGTTCGGGTTTTTCGTCGGCACCGCGTCGAGTTTGGTGATGAGCACCACGCCGGTGGCGAGCCGGGCCAGGCGCTCGGCGCTGAACTCGTGCACCTCGACCTGGTCGCGCGCGTCGTTGTCGTCGGGTTGCGGTGTCTCACGTCTCACGGGCTCCGAGCCGTGAGACGGTGAGACGGCGACAGCAGCCCCCTTGCTGGCGGTTTCGTACTGGTCGGCGATCGCGGTCGCCTCGGTCACGAAGTCCGGCCGCGCCTGCTCCAACTCTTCCTTCACATACAGCCCGCCAAGCTGTTGCGGGAACGCCTTTCTGAGCGCGAGCGCCTCCGCACATTTGCCGAGCATCACGTGCGGCATCCGTTTCCACATCACGTCCCCGCGGCCGTTCGGCCCCGGGTCCGGCACGTACTCGCCATACCTCGCGGTCGCGCTGTAGGCGTAGCGCGTGCCCCGCGTCAACCGATACACCGTCACCGTCGCCGTGCGCGCGTCCTTGTCGAACACGGGGTCATCGCTGCCGGCCATCTCGCCCGTGTCGTGCGCGCGGCCACGCAGGAAATCGATACTCGTGATCGGCGTATACCGCCCGCCGCGTTTCGTGAAATGGATCAGACGGTCGAGCGGATGCACGCCGCGGCGTTGACAGTCGAACAGGAATAACTCGAGTTCCGCATCGGTGGCGCCGACCGCGACCGTGCGTTTGATCAACTCGAGCTGGTCGCGCGTGACGACCGGCGCGGGAGACGGGGCGAGAGCGAGGGCGTCAGTCATAGGTCTACTCTCCGAAGTGCACGCCGCGCTCGACGCGCTGATAGATGTCACCGAAACCGTGGAAGTGTTCGTAGAATTTGCCGAGATCATCCCCGAGATAGAAGACCACCGAGGGAAACGGCGCGGGATCGTTGTTACCGACGAACGTGAGCCGTCCTTCGATGAAGCAGCAGACATAGTCGCGCAGCCGACGAAACCATTGCGTGTCGGTCCGTGCGGGCAACAGCGCGAGGGCTTCCGTCACGTCGCCGTGCTCGTACGACTCGCAGAGTTTCGCGCTCCACGCATCGATCTCGCGGCCGTAGGGGGGGTTCATGTAGACGCGACCACGCCACGTCTGCACCAGGCCGTTGTCGTCGCGCGTGAAGTATTGCGCCGCCTGCACGTTCGGTTGTTCGCGCGCATCGCTACACGGATCGAGATCGATGGCGCCGAGGCACGCGGCGACCGCGTCGAGGATCACTCGCGGCGTGTAGTGCTCCGGTTTTTCACTCGAGAAATGGACGTTGGCGCCTTCGACAGTTCGCACGCTCTCGACGAGCGCCTCGAATTTCGGCGCGGGCATCTTCGCCAGTTTGCGCGCCCGATCGGCCAGGTTCTTATCGATCCCGGCGTCGGCCAGGGTGGGTTGTGTGGGTTCATTTTTAACCCGCACATTTCGATTGCCTCGTCCACCTGCATTACCGCGTGCGCCGTGATTCAATCCCACCGACTCACGTTGCGCTTTGATCAACTCGCCGACGCGCCGCTCTGCTTGCATACGAACCGCGATCGCGTCTTTCTCGAGTTGCCGATTCTTCGCCTGGCGCGCGTACGCCTTCATCGCGATCGCGGCGTTGCGAATCGTCTTGACTTCATCAGTGGACTTCGCCAGCGCGATCGCGCGGCAGGCGGCGTCGTACCGTTTCAGCGCGACGGGTTCAGCGTGCGTAGCCATGCCATGAACTCTTCCAACCGATACACCGCGAACATATGGGTCGGCTCGCAGTGCTCGCGCATCCACGCCAGCGCACCTTCCCGACACGCGCCCCCGTGAATGACCACGACCGACCGATACGAACACCCGTGGAGATTGAGGTACATGTAGGGCAACTTCTCATCAACGCTGCCCTCGGAGTTTTGCCACCGCGATTCGATCACGAGCCCGTCTTCGTACTGGGCGCAATTGCGCACGAAGAAATCGACGCGATGATCGCCACCGTAAATCGTGCGCCCGACGACATATTGCCGGTCGAACTCGAACCCGGCGATGTCCAAGATCGCGGCGAGCACGTCTTCGGCGTACAGTCCGTTTTGGTTCGCCTTCACAGATCGTCTCGCCTGTCGCGAAGGTGAGAATCGATCCAGCGTGGCGACACGTGCTCGGGCCGCTCGGCGCCGCGCACGAGCGCCCACGCGACCGCGCCGACCAAGGCGCACGCAAACGCCATCGCGAGCGCCATCAGCACGAGTTCGCTCACCGGACACCGCGCTTGCGGCCGAACGTCGGCTCGTACACCGCGTCGCCGCTGACGTACCGGTGCACCAGCACGCCCGAGTAACAGTGCGTCCCGATCGCGGGGCCGCGCACCAGGAGGTGATTGAAGTCGCCGCGCGCCTTGTGCCGGTAATAGGCCGACTGGCTCAAGTGGAAGATCGCCATCATGTCGACGGGGCCGAGCAGCTCGCCGGCGGCGGCGCGCGCGAGCGCCGCGGCGCAGGCGGAATCGACGATCGCGTCGAGAGGCGTCATGCGATCTTCCGTTTCTGGGTGTTCTCGATGGCCTTGGCGACCATGCCGGGGGTGGTGTCGAGGGCCTCGGCCAGGGCCGAGATGGTGGACCAGCGCGGATCACGGACCTTGCCGAGCTCGAGCTGACTAATCGTGGTCTGCTCGACCCCGGTCACTTGGGCGAGCCGGTACTGCGTGAGGCCCGCGCGCTCCCGGAGCTGTCGGAAATTCATTCCGCAAAATCTAGAAAATGATTACGCCTTTGTCAAGGAATTAAATTCCATGGTAGGATTTTGTTCCACAAACAATCGAAGGAGGGCCGCGCGTGCGTGCAGCGTTAGGAGAAGTTTTCTACAATGTGAGCGTGACCCCGGCAGAGATGTGGTGGGAAGTGGGCAAAGTGCTCCAGCGTGCGCGCCTCGACAAGCACTGGACGCTGAGGGACGTGGAACGGCACGGCGGCCCGACCTATAAAACGGTGCAGGCGATCGAAGACGGCAAGGCCGGGAACGTGCAGAACCTCAAGAAAACCGCCGACGCCCTGGGACTCAACATCGTCGATGTTCTGTATTCCGTGCTGTCCAAGCGCGAGAAGCCGCTCAGCCCCGAGGCCGCTTTCGTCGTCCGACGCTTTGAGGAGACGACGGTCGGGGGGCGCACCGCGCTAGTCGCAACCGCGGCCGCGGTGCCGACGGAGACGCCGGCGGCGCCGATGCCGACACCGACCGATGCGGAAACGCCTGTAACGCCAGGTCGATCGCGAGCTGTCCCGCGGGCAGCAACGCGTCGTAGTGAGAAATGATCCAGCGATGTTTGTCAACGAGTGATGCAGATGCCGACGCCATGAAGCGACGCCTCCTTGAACGAAGCATCAGACATTACGCCCGAAGAGTGAACTCCTTCAATAGGATTTTTCTGCAGATGAGACACAAACACATATGGTCGAGACTGAACCCGGTACAACAGACAGAGGCACACTGACAGATGGCGAAGGCTAACGACGAACCCACGCTTACGACACTCCAAGACGCGGCCGAGAAAACCGGCGTGCCGTACACCTCGCTGCGCGATCTCGTCCTGCAAGGGCATTTACCCACCGTCAAGCTCGGGAACAGTCGCCGCATCTGGGTCAAGAACGCGGACCTGGATCGCCTGATCGCGTCATCGACGGCACGCGCGAAGAAAGGAACACACCGATGACGCAACTCGTGTCCGAGCTCTATAACGCGCTCCTGAAGGCGGGCGTCGATGACGACACCGCGCGCGCGGCCGCGAAGTCGGTCATCGCGATCGAGGACAAGGAACACCTCGCGACAAAGGCGGATCTGGCCGAGCTGAAAGACGCCCTCACCTGGCGCATCATCCTCGTCCTGAGTGTGCAGACGGCGATCTTCTCGGCGATCGTGGCCGCGTTGAAGTTCGTGAAGCCATGAGCCTCGAGCGCCTCACCGCCATTGAACGAAAACTCGCGGTCATCCAGATCCTAGTCGTCGTCACTCTGGTGTTGACGATGGGCGTGTTCTGGTTGAACTGCATCATCCTCGGACGGCTACCACGGTAATGAAAGGGAACAACACAATGAACGACGAGATAGAGATAGAGGAATCCCTCGGCCGACACTTCGCCCTCGCCTTCGTCGCGTATATGGGGTCGATCACGTTTCGGACCGCCGAGAAAAACTACGGACACGTCCCACCCAGCGCCTACTGGATCGCGCTCGGGGAACAGGTCGCCGCCGATTATGCGGCCGGCCGGTTCGCCAATCCGCCGCTCACACGGCCATGACGACGCGCCGCGTCAAACAGGCCCCGGGCATCTATCGGGATGCGTACGGCTACAGCGTGATCGCGCGCGTCGGCAGTGGCGATCGCGCTTTGAGCAGTCCAGAGCTCCGGTTTCCGCTCACGGAGAAGCTCGCCACGATGCAGGCCGCGTGGCATCGCGAAAAAATGAAACTGCGAGACGCCCTCGCGAAGGCTGGCGATGGCCCCGTCGAGCGCGGGACACTCGCCGCCGACGTGCGCCGCTATCTCGCGACGGCGCACCTCACTCCGCAGCGGACAACCGAGCGCAAGGACCAATTAGATTGGTGGTGCGAGGCGTTCGGGAACAAACGGCGCGCCGCGCTCGAGTCGCCGGACTTGCGCCGGGCGTTGAATGGCTTGCTCCACAAAGGTCGGGATGGGAAGACGCCGATGGCGCCCTCGACCGTGAACAAGTACCGCTTTGCGCTGTCGCACGTCTTTACGGTCCTGGACGGCCAGGCCGCGGCCAACCCGTTGCGCGACGTCCCGAAATACCAGGAGCCCGAGCCGGAAGCGCGCGACATCCCGTACGCCATCATCGAGCGGATCATTGAGAGCATTCGCGATCGCGGACAACGCCTCGGGCTGTCGCGCACGAAGGCGATCGTTCGCATCCTGGCCTATGTGCCCGTGACGCCCGCCCAATTACGCCGGCTGCGGCAGACCGATGTGTTCCTGCAGGCCGGTACCTTCGGCGAGCTGGTGACGCCCGGCCGCAAGAAAGGCCGCGGCACGAAGGCGAAGCGCAAGCCATTGGTGTCCGAGCAGGGCCGCGAAGCCTTGCAGGCGGCCGAGGCTGCCGGGTGCTGGACCGAGGACGGCACGTTCGTCCAATTCTCCCGCGCCTCGCTCTATCGGACGTTTACCCACGCCCGCGATCGCGTCGTCGCCGAGCTCCGGGTCGAGCGGCCGGATCTCGACCTCTCGCGCGTGGAACAGATGCGCCCGTACGATCTGCGCCACAGCTTCGCGACCGTCGCGTCGATTGTGCTCAACGGCAACGAGGCCCTGGTCGGGGAATTCCTCGATCACCAGGACCCGCGCACGACGAAACGGTATACGCGGGGTGCCCTCTCAGAGCACCTCCGCGCGGCCGGCGACGCCATCGCGGTCGCCTTTGCCACGCCGCAGCATCCGGCGACCGCCTTGCCGCCTGCCCCCTTGCCCGCGCCCGCGCTGGCGCCACGCCTTCGCAAACAGTCCCACCACGCCTAAACAGGTCCGCCCAGCAGGCGGGGGCTCGCGGACATCTGGCCGTATGCGCCTGTTTTTGCCTGAAATCGCCAGACCGAGCACCCGCCTCCCAATAAACGGTTGTCGACGCGCGACTTCCACGCACGTCTTCCACGCACCGGCCGACTCTGCGTGGAAGAAAGCGGAAAAGACTGGGAATTATTGCGAGTTTCTTCCACGCACAAATCAGGCACTTTACGCCGTAGAGGTAGGCAACAAACGGCGAAGATCCGCGAATTCTTTAGGTTTTTGATGGTGCGCCCGGCCGGAATTGAACCGGCGGCCCCCCGCTTAGGAGGGGAGACGCCCACACGTTAACGACCCTATTTACTACACGTTACCGAGACTTCCACCCTGGACTTCCATCCGACGCGTGGAACACCCTAGCGCCGCGCACCGCGGCCGACCAGCAACAGCACCAGCAGCGCGAACACGAGCAGCAGGCCCGGCGTCATCATGGGGTTCTGAGACGGGCCGAGCGAGCGCGGGAGAACACCCCAGCCGCCACGACTGATTGTGCCGCGATGCGGCCTGGAACACGGCGCACGCCCGCCCGACCCGTCGTCAGTTCGGCAGCGGTTCCGCCACCGGCGGCGGCTCCGCGATCGGGTGCTCGGGCTGCGGCGGATCGTCTGGCCCGGGCCGCTGCGGATAGTCGGGGTGCTCGGCGGGCAGCTCGTGGTCGGGGCGGTCGCGATCGCGGTCGGGTTCGGGCGCGGGTTTTTTGCTCATGGCGTGACCTCTCCTGTCACTGAACCGGACTCGTTGGGTTAGATGTGCCCGAGGCGGACCAACGGGACGTTCCCGTTCAAGTAGCCCAAGAGCACAATGACGAGAATGATCACCAGGATCACATCGACGACGGCGACGATCGGGCCCGGAATGCCGAACGCGGCCTCGATCCGGTGGACCGCCCAGTAGACCAAACAGCCGACGACCAGGAGCACCAGCAACGAGACGAGTAAGCTCAGGAGATCCATACGGCGGATCCTTTCAGGGTGATGCGGTCTCGGGGAACGTGATCGTCAGCGTGTCATCGTCGAGCGTGAACGTCGGCGCGGCCGGGTCGAACCCGAGCGCGGCCAGTTGCGCGTTTTGTTTCGCATGGGCGGTCGCGAGGGCGTCGCGCGCCTGGAGCGCGCGCACCTCGCACAGCGACGCCTCGCTGCAGATCGCGCGCAGCTTCCAGTAGTCGACCGGCTCGAGCGTCTTCGTCATGCCACGACGCCGGCCATCTTGTTCCAGTCGGTCATCAGTTGCGACTCGATGTCGGGATCGCCCGACGCGGTCACGGTCCCGCCGACGATGAAGTCATACGACGTCGCGAACTGAAACACGTTCGGGCGGTTGACGAAGGACGGCGCGAGCTGTTGCGCGGTCTGCAACGGACTGCTGTTGACGCGTTGGGCATACGCGGCGCGTTCGGCATGGTGCAGCGTCGCGGCGTCTTCCTCGAGCACCTGCCACGCGACTTTCGTGAGGGCGTTCTGGAGCCGCTGATGAAACCGCGCGTCGGCGGCAAGGGCTTGCTGGGAGAAGGCGTCGTTGGGCATCTGGTTTATCCTTTCACCGTGGCGAACATCGCGCGCAGCTCGGCGATCTCGGCGTCGTGCTGTTGCCACCCGACGATCAGGTCGGGCACGAATTTGCTGTAATCGGTCATCCACGGGCGCGCGAGCGATCCGCCGTCGGTGGTCTCGTCGGTGCCCCGCGTGATCGCGTGCGGGAACACGTCGTGGGCCTCCTGCGCGAACACGCCCCGCGCGCGCACGCCATCAGCTTTCCAGGTGAAATCGTGGACGGTGACGGCGCGCAGCGACGAGAGATCGGTCGCGCGGCCGGCGTCGTCTTTCAAGCGCCCATCGGACGTGGTGTTGTACGCGACGGAGGTCGCGCCCGTTTGCGTAATCGACCCACACGCCCCGGCGGCACTGTTGAGAAAGAACACCATAGACAACCCATTGGCCGGGCTACTGTTCTGAATAATGAACCCGGTATGGACCTGATCGGTCACGATCGTTAATTGCCCCGTCTGACTCGCCGTGGTGTTGATGCAGACTTCGCCCGTCGGCAGGATCCGCAGGCGTTCGCTGCTACCGCCCGCATAGACCCGCACGCTGCCGCTCAGACTCGCGGCGGCGAGGCCTAACCCCCCGACACCCGCGCCGTACAGAATGGTCCCGTTCGCGGGATAGCTGTCGGCCGTCCAATTCGACGCGGACGATCGGAGCAACGTCAGCGCCGGATCCGCATCGTTGCCGATCATGATCTGGGCCCCGTTGCCCGTCCCGGCCGCCGTGTTGCGCGCCGCGAGGATATTCAGGCCGGCGCCGGTCCCGACAAAGCCATGCGTCCCGAACCCGGTGACGCTGAGCACGCCCGCGACGCTTTGATTGCCGGTGAAGGCATTCCCGCCCGCGAGTTGCGCGACCTTCGCGAGCGCGGTGTCGATCTCGTTGTAGAGCGACGTTTTTTCGGCGTTGTTTATTACCGTGCCAGTTGTACCTGTGCCGTCATCGTCAATTCTGGCAGTTCTTGTGATCGTTACCGGCATGATGTCGTCCCCACTGTTCCGGAGGCTGATATACTTGCGCGATGACCAAACCGTGCGAACAATGCGGCGCAATGATGACGGTGAAGCCGTGCCTGATGGTTCGGAAGCGGTTCTGTTCTCGAACGTGCCTGGGTCGCGCGAACATCCCGCGACTGTTGGCGGGGCGTCGGCCCACTGTCGCTAATTCGAGTTGGTTTCGGAAAGGCGAGAACACCGGCCCGGCCAACCCGAAATGGGTCCCGTCGGTGCCGTTGGTCTGCGAACAATGCGGGCGCACGTTCGAGCTGAAACCGTGGTACTTGCGCGTGCGCGAAAAGCACAATGGCCGCGTCCGGTTTTGTTCCCGGGACTGCCAGCACGCACACCGTCGGATCGAGATCGGCCCGCTCTCGCATAACTGGCGCGGCGGGGGGGATCTGATTCACGGCAATTTCTGGCGACGCCGCCGACTCGAAGTCATTCGCGCCCAGATGGGCACCTGTGCGCGGTGTCGCCGACAGGCGGGTCAAAAGCTCCACGTCCATCACATCGCGGCCCGGCAGAAGAACCAGCAGCCCGACCGGGCGCATCGCCACGACAATCTGATCGGTCTCTGTAATTCGTGCCATATGGCCACGCACGCGAGTCACGCCACGACGACACAACAACGCGCCTGGAAAGCCGCCTTGATGGCATCTCTGCAGGACCGCCATTAGAGGGCTCCCTGGCGCAACAACCGCAGCATTTCCTCAGCCGAGAAACGCAGGCTCGACGCCTCGACGGTGTAGGTTGGGTTCAAGTTCGGCACGTGGAATTGCGCCACGCTCACGCGTTGAATGAGAAAGTCCCCGAGCAGATTGATCGGCGGGCCGACGTTGACGGAGACCGTCGCGCCCGCGATCGTGTTGGTGTCACGACAGCGGTACGTCACGCTAATCGCGCCGACCAGGCCGCTGCTGTCGCGCGCGCCGAGCAGGTCGAGCCGGGCCTGGCAGCGCGCGCGCCCTTCCGTGTAGGACAGCCGGCCGTCCTGCAGTTCGTCTTCGATGATGCCGTCGCTGCCGGGGAGCTGGGCGCGCACCGCGGCCTGCGCGTCGAGGTCGTCGACCTGGACGAAGACGTTGACGGGATCGCCTTTGAGGATCGTGTATTTGATGGTCCCGAGGCCCGTCGTCGGCACGCCGGTCAGCATGGCCGCGGCGACCACGGTCGTGTTGTACGTGATCGTCGCCGTGATGGCGCCCGGGCCACTGGCGGGAATGCCGAGGAGGGCATTCCCGCTGATGGCCGTATAGCGCACATTGATCCCGCCGACGATCGCCCACCCGCCCGAGGGCAGGAACGCGGCGACCGACGCACACGGCAGCGTCGGCGACCCGGCGAGCACGTTGCCCTGCGGTTGCTGCAAGGTCGACGTATCGCTGACGGGCGCGTTGGCGCCGAGCGTGCTATCGAGTGTCGTGTCGAGGTACGTCGTCGTCGTGTTGTCGGCGAGCGTGGTCAACAGTTGCAACTGACTGAGGCCGGACTTGGTGCGATAGAGCACGCGGGACGTGACCGCGGCGGCGCCGATCGGAATCGCCGACAGCTGCACCTGCGCCGCCTGGGCGGTGCCCACGGTGAGCGCCGCGGCCCCCAAGGCCGCGTCCGTCACCGTGTCGGTGAAGACCGTCGTCACGTTGTCGGCGATCGTCGCGACGAGCTTCAGCGTCCCGCCCCCGGTGTTCGCGACCGTGCGGTATAGCTTGCGCGACAGCACGAGACTGTTGCCGACCGGGATCGCGGTGAGCGGGATCACGCGCAGGGTCGCGGTATTGACGGCCGGCGGGGCGGCGCCCAGCGAGGCGTTGGACGTCGTGTCGCTGTAGGTCGTCGTCGAGTTATCCGCGATCGTCGCGACGTACTGCAGACCCGCACCGCCAGAGCGCCGATACAGCTTGCGCCCGGTGACGGCGCCACTGCTGGCACCGGTCCCGCGCTGGAGACCCGACACGTGCACGGTGCGCGCGTCCTGCATCGCGGTAGGCACCGTCGGCGGTGACCCGCCCAGACTCGCATCGGAAATCGCGTCCGTGTAGGTCGTCGTCGTGTTGTCCGCCAGGGTCGTCACCAGTTGCAGCGCACTCGCGCCCGCCTTCGTGCGATAGAGGCGACGGGCGGTCGTGCCCGCCGGGCCGACGCGAATCGCCGACACCGGCACGATCTGTTGGGGCGTCGTGCCGGCGGTATTGGACGGGGGCACGCTCGCAACCGCATGGAATTTCGCGTTGTAGTCGGCGGCCGAGACGATCGCCAGCGTCGTCGTGGTATTGTCCGCGATCGCCGCGCGCGTGATGACGGACGACTCGTCCGAACTGAGATAGAGGTAGCGTTGCGTCGTGCCCAGCGGCCCGACCGGCATCGCGCTGAGCGTGACGATCACGACCTGATTGACCGCGGTCCAGTTCGTGCTCGGCCCCACGGTCGTCTCGCCACTCGCCGTCACGAACGACACGCGCCAGTGATAATGCCCGTTCCATAACAGATCTGAGCCCGACGACGGGGTCACGATCGGCCCCGTCGCGGGCGGCGCGATGGCGACCAGGCCGGTCGTGACCGGACTACTCGAGGAGCTGGGGAGGGTTTCCCCGCTGGCGGTCACAAAGGTCGTGGCGTAGACGTGCGACCCTGTGTCCGGCCCACTCCCCGCGGTCGGCGTGCCGCCTGACGGGGCACTCGTCGGCGGCGGCAGCGGCACGACCAGCCCGGTCGTGATCTGACCGCCGATCGGACTCGGGGTGGTCTCGCCGGTCGCGGTCACGAACGACACGGCGTAGTCATGCGGGCCGGGATCGGGACCTGGACCAGGTGCGACGCTATCGGGCGTCGGTCCGGTGTCGGGCGGCGGCGTCAGGGTGGTACTCACGCTCACGCGCGGCCCGGGCACGGTCTCGCCCGTGCTGATCACGAAACTCACCGCATAGTCATGCACGCCCGGGTCGGGGCCCGTGGCCCCCGGACCCGGCGTGCCTGGCGTCGGCGCGGTTGCCGGCGCCAGGAACAGCCCGACCGGCACGGTCAGTCGCGGACCGGGAATCGATTCGCCGGCCGCGGTCTTGTACGTCACGGCGTAGTCGTGCGATCCGACGTCGACGCCCGCGCCGGGTAACAGCGTGGCGTTGACGACACCCGTCGGCGCCGCGCCCGGGCCGACGAGCGAGCCGCCGCCCCCGACCACAAGCCCGCCGTAGGTGACGCGCTGCTGACCGACCAGCACCGTCCCGCCCTGCGGCAGGTACCACGCCGCCGTGTCCACGGGCAGCAACGTCGACCCGGGCGCGATCTGGTCGAGCGCGGTCGACCCGCCGAAGTTCCCGAGGCAGCGCGTGATCACCTGCGACAGGTCGCGCGTCCACGACAAGTCACGCATCGACTCGTGCACCGCGTTCACATTCGACGGTGGCGTCAACTGCGAGTTCTCGTAGAACAGCGTGACGACCTTGGAATAGTCGCAGAGGTAATCGCCGCCGACGCGCTTGACGAGCTGCGAGAGCGCGTTCGAGAGCGCCTGCTCGGTGAACGTGATCTCGTCGAGGATCTCCGCGCCGATGTCGGGGTCGACCCACAGCGTGTAGCCGGGCGCGAAGGTCAGCAGACTAGCGGCGATCGCCGCGACGCTCGCGTTGCGGTAGTCGCCGGAGACCTTGCGGCGGTCGAGCCCCCACGTGTAGTCAATGCCGTTCACGTCGTAGAGCATGTTCGCGTCGATGGGGTTATCGCCGACGTACCGGTGCCGCGTGCTGAGCACGGTGCCGCCGAACACGCGCTTCGTGTTGTTAATCGACCCGAGCGTGATGATGATGTCCTGGCCTTCGACCGGCACCCAGCCGCGCGCGGTGAAGTTCAGGGTCGTCGGGGTCGCGTTCATGGTGTCGGAGAGCGTGAGCGACTCGGCGAGGATGCCGCTATCCGTCCCGATGCGCCCCCAGCCGCGCTGGATGCCGCCGACGCTGATAAACGATCGCGCGCCGACGTAGTTCGAGCGCGTGGCGCCCGAGCGGCCGACATTCGACAGCGCGTAGAGCGGGACCTGGACGCCTTTGAGGACGGGATACCCGGAGCGCGTGGCGCCCGAGCGTGCGAGCCCCGAGACCGAATAGGTGAGGATCATCCGCCGTAGGGCAACCGCGCGCCCTGGCCTTTCATCAGGCTGATCTGCGCGTCGGCGACGGCGCGCGCGATGGCGTCGGGCGTGCCGAGCGGTTGCGTCACGTAGATGTGTTGCACGACCCCGCCGCCGCCGCCCGCGCCAGGCGTGACGAACCCGGACGCGCCCGGCGTGAACACCTCGGGCGCCTTACCGCCGCCAATCAGGTAGGACTGGCCGGCGCTGACGGGGCCGCCGCTGTCGCGCGTCGGCAGCGTGGGCGCGACGTCGACAAAGAACTGGCCGCGCGCGTATTGGGCGTCGGTGATGTCCTTATGCATTTGCACGACGTCGTGAAACTGGCTCACCCCCGCGATCATCGCGGCGGTGCCGGCGACCACGACACCCTGGAACTGCTCGAACGATCCTTGCGCCGCCTTGAAGTGCGTCGTATAGGCATTGCCGATCACGTCCGCCGACGCGGTCGCGGCCGCCGTCGTCGTCGTGATCCCCTGCTGGATCGCGTCCTGCGCCTGCGCGTCGGCCAGGTTGGCTTTCAGAAACGCGGCCTCGCTCGCCTCGGCCGCTTGTTTCTTCTGGAACTCGGCGAGGATGCGATCGTTGGTCGCCTTCAACATCGCCTGGTCGATCACTTTGCGCTGATCGGCCTCGGCCTTCTCGAGGTCGGCGGTCGCGGTGAGCGCGGTGCTGTAGTCCTCGAGCGCGATCTTGACCGCGGCGACTTGCTGCGCGGTCACGCCGTACGCCTTCGCCAGGTCGCCCTGCGACACGCCGGCCGACAGGTAGTACTTGATCGCTTCGACGACGGTCCCGTCCAATGTCTCGAGCGTGGTCTGCCAACCGGTCGTCGCGGCGTTGATCGCGTCGGTCGCCTTCTGCCAGTCCTTCAGCGCCTCGGCGTCCTTCTTGACCTGCGCTTCATGCTCCTTGAGCACGTCCTTCTGGGTGACGAGCGCCTCGGTCGCCGTCGGGACGTGGAGCGCGAGTTCCTTGACGGTGGCCGCGTGCGCGGCGGTACTTTGCGCGACGAGATTCTCGAGAGGCGGGAGGGCGGTCGCCTTGATCCCGAACGCCTCGAGCGCCGCCGACCCTTCGCGCCACGTGGCCGCCAACAGATTCATCGGGCTGATCACCGTCTTGACAGCATCGGGCAGCGAGTTGTAGGTGCTCCGCAACGTCTCCAACCACCCGACGAAGGTCGACAGGACCGGGATCAGTTCGGCCCCCATCGCGATCCCCAGCGCCTTAAAATGTTCGACGAGGGCGTTGACCTGGAACCCGAACGCCTCGGCGTCCTTGGCCTGCTGCGCGGTAAACGGTTCGATGTCGGCGGTGAGCCGTAATCCTTCGTCGAGATCGTTGAGCGCGTGCGCGACGTCGCGGTAGCCCTTCCCGAGGACCTCGGTCCCGGCCGCGGCGCGGGCCGACGGATCGGCGATCCCCTGGAGGCCGGCGGTGACCAGCTCGAGGTACTTATCCGGGCCGGCCGCTTTCAGGGTCTCCGTCGAGAGGCCCATCGCGGTGAGGCCCTTTTGGAACTGTTCGCTGTTCTCGCCCATCCGCTGTTCGAGCTTGAACACCACATCGGTGAGCTGGCCGAGGTCGGCGCCGATGACGTGCGACGCGTTCGACAGCCGCGAGAGCGCGGGCACGCTCATGCCGGTCTTGTCGGCCAGGTCGTCGAACTTCGCGATGACCTCGGCCGAGTACGATCCCAGCTCGAACAGCGCCGTTCCGAGCGCGACGACGCTGGCCGTGATGCCGACGGCCGCCACGCCCACGCCCCCGAGCGACTCGGCGAACTGGGTCGTCATCGTCGTCGCCGTGCCCATCGGGTCGCTGATCGCGCTTTTGATGTTGACGCCCTCGCCGATCTTCGAGAGTTTCGCCGCGGCCGTATCGGCGCCCGTCTCCATCCCCTTGACGGCGGCGGTCGCCTTCGCGGCCTCGTTCGTAAATTGGCTGAAGTCGGCGAGGAGCGTGCCGGTGAGCGCCATCAGTCCGCCTGGCTGGCGTTGAGATGGTCGACGAGCACGTCATAGACGGCGCGCGGGAGCGCGTCCACCCATTCGTACCGCCAGCCCCCCATCGCGCGACAGATGTTCATGGTTGAGAGGACGCGAGTTCTAAACTGGGGGTCTTTTTTTTTGCGTCGAGCGCCGCGGTCTCGGCCGCCTCGTGGCGATCGAGCGCGACGGTGATCTCGCGCATCCGCGGCACCTTCAGACTTTTCAAGGTCGACCGGCGCACCTCTTCGGGGTCATCGAAGTCGTAGGCGAGCGGCTGCCCGTCGACGCCGCAGATCGACCATCCGACGAGATACGCGAGCGCCTTGGCGAACGGCTTGCGGTCGGCCATCGCCGACAGCATCTCGAGGTACTGGCCGGCGTTGAGTTCCTTCTGGACGTCGAGATAGTGCCCGTCCGACAACGGCAGGCGGACGATTTCCGGCGCGACGACCCACGATTCACCCATAGCGGATCACTTCACCACGGCCTGCGGCGGCCCGAGCGTCGCGGTTAAGCGATGCTCGTCGCGCGCCAGGGTTTTGATCGGCCACCGCCACTCGCCTTTCGCGTGCTTCGCGGTGAAGACGAGCGGCGTCTGCGCCATCTTGAACGCATCGGCCAGGACCACCGTCGCCGTCAGCGTCCACGCGGTCAGCGTCTTGTCCGTCGGCGTGACCGTGTAGCCGTGAATCCCCGCGGCGGTGTAGTGCCCCCACTTGATCGATCCGATGTCGCCCGACAGCACGAGGCGCCTTTACGGATGCGTCCACGGGCCCGAGGCCACGAACGCGCCGCTGATGGACACCGCGCCATTGGCGGGGCACGAGATCTTGCCGTCGAGCAGGCCCTTTCCGGCGAACTTCGGCGGCGTCGTGCCGAGGCTGGTCGGGTACAACTCCAAGGTCGGCGCGACCGTGCCGAAAATCACCTGGAAGATCACCAGGCCATCGACCGGATCGTACATGCCGCCGAACGTGCCCTTCAGGTCCGGCAACCCGACCACGTAGACCTGGTTCGTGTCCCCGAAACAGGTGACTTTGACCTGGTCTTTCGCCATGTCCAGATCCCACTTGTCGAGGGAGGCGACCAGGACCGTGGTCACGCCCCCGGTCGGGTCCATCATGATCTTCCCGCTTTTGCCGTGAATACGATCGATGGCTGCCATACGTGTCCCTCGAATGCCGTGGGTTAGCCGACGAGCGGGGCGACCATCACGTGCAAATGGCCGCCGCAGCGGTTCCAGCGAATCGACGGATCGATGTCGTCGACTTCGACCGTCTCGAGTTCTTCCTCGAATTGCGTGAGCATCGCGCCGTAGTCCGTGATCGTCAGTGGGGCATCGGTCAGCAACGTCGTGATCCGCGCGAAGGCGTTCTCGACGTCGGTGCTCGAGGCGGCCGTCGTGAGCGCACGCGCCTCGACCAGATAGACCGTGTCCTTGTAGGCGGGCCCGCCGAAGATCGGCATATCCATCGACGACACGAGCGACACGATCACGAACCGCGTCGAGCCCGGCCGCGCCTCGGCGAAAAACACGCCGTCGGGCAGCAGCAGGCGCAACGCCACATCCGCCTGGAGCACCTGCAGGACCGCGATCGTGACGGTCGAGACGTTAAGCAGTGCCATTGACCGTCAGGCCCATGTCCTGGAGCACGCGCGGGATCGGCGTCACGTAGAGACTGCGGCGCGCGCGGATCATCGTCGCGGAGAACAGCGGATTCGCGGGCATCGAGCCGCGGTTCGCGCCAATGGCGATGTGGCGCGCCTGGCTCCCGCGCTCGAACACGGCGGCGTGCGGCGAGGTGTTGATCACGACCGCCTCGGTCCGCGTGGCGTCCGTGTGCATGACGACCGCGAGATGGTTTTTCAGATCGCCCGTACGCGTCGGATACCCCGCAAAGATCGCGTTCTTGGCCGCTTGCGCCGCGCCCTCGACCTCGGGCGCCGCGTCAGTGGTGAGGTCGCGCGCGAGCGTCGCGAACTGATCGACGAGTTCCTGGAACCCGGTCCACTGAAACCACACCGTCTGTCCGCCCGGCCCGCTCACTCGACGACCTCCGCGCACACGAGATGCAACTGCACGTGCCGTTCTTCGTAGTCGAAGATCCCAAGCACCGACAGGCTGCGCCCGTCGTAGAGAAACCGCGCCTTCGTACTCAGGCCCTCGCGGAACGGCACCGTCACGATGTGCGTCGCCATCGACAGCACCGTGCCGGCGGTGATCTGCTCGAGCGAGGCCTGCGACGCCGGCGTGATACGCGCAAACGCCGGCGGCGGCAGATCGATCCACGACTCGACCCACCCGGTCCCGTCGGGCACGGGCGGCCCGGGCCGCTGGAAGAGGCCCTGGTGCAGCCGCTGGCCGCTCGAGATGTACGTGGTGGCGGTCGGACTCATGCGATCCCCGGGTCGTGATACGCGCGCAACAGTTCGCGGACCTGGACGCCGAGTTCCTCGCCGGTCTCGCGCGGCGGTCCGTCGATCTCATCGCCGCGGAACCGATACAGCTCGCCGGTCTGCACCAGAATGGCGGCGATGACGACGAGCGGCACCGTCGTCGCGTCGGTCCACGTCTCGACCACGGCCTTGGATCGCGGCGTCGTACTGCACCAGCCGACGATGTGCGCCTCGGCCTGGTCGGCCATCGCCTGCACATCGACGTCATCGGCGGTCGACGTGATCCGTAACCGCGCTTTCACCTGGTCGAGGGTCACAAACGTGCTCACCGCCGCCTCGTGTCGTCGTAGACCTGCTGCCAGTCCTTGCCCTTCGGCCCCTCGGGACCGGACGGGCCGTCCTTGCCGTCTTTGCCGTCGCGCCCGCGTTTGACCATCAGCGTCCACGCCTTCGCGCCGTCGCCGGGTTTGGTCGTCGTCGTCTCGTTGGCGTGCCACGTCGACCCGGCCCACGTCACGAGCTGCCCGCGGTCGTAGGACTGGCCCTCGACGAACACGCCACACCACTCGAGCCCGGGTTTCCCGTCGGCGCCGTCGTGGCCCGGCGGCCCGGGCGCGCCGTCCTGGCCGGGCGGGCCGGGTGTCGGCGGCCGTGTCTCAAGCACGGCGAGGCGTTCGCGCATGGTCCCGATCTCCGTCGTGGCGGTGACGAGCCCCGCGAGCTGGACGTCGAGCCCCTGCACGCGCAGGCCGACCTCGGCGATGGTTGCTGTCACGTAGTCGCGGACCACCGGTGCGAGTGCCGTCGCGATAATGTCCAATTCAGTTCGTGTCATGCCGCCAGCCTCAGCACAGCGCGTCGGATCACGGTCGGCGCAAGGTCTTTCAACTCCTCGGCGGTCAATTGGGGCTCAGGCGTCCCAACCGGTGCGGCCATCGGCGCCGGCGCGGGTTTGGCAAACGGGTCCTGCGCGTCGCGCTGCGCGAGCGCCTTGAGCGAGAACATCTGCTGTTGCATGTACGGCGTGTCGCCGCCCTCGACGGGCCCGAGGCCGTAGTACCGCTCGCGCGCTTCATCGGGCGACATGGCCCCGGCGCCGATCGCGTCCGCCGCGGCCTTGGTCTTGGTCGCCGTGTCCATCCAAATCAGATCGTCGATATCGAGCTCGGTCCCGTACTGCGTGCCATTGGTCGCGGTCGTCAGGCCGAGGCCCTCGTCGAGCGCGTCCTCGAAATTCGTGATCAGCGACTGCAGACACAGCGAGTGATACATCTGCCACAGCGACTCGAGCGACACGCCGCGCGGGAGCTCGCCGACGCCAATCAGGAACGACGGCACGTGGAACACGCTGCAGATCGTCCCGGCGGTCCACCCGAGTTGTTGAATCAACTGCGCGTCCACGGCGTTCATCGACAGTTGCGTGTACTTGATATCCGCGGTGATGACGGCGACACGGCCGGCGTTGCCTGGGCCGTTGAACGTCTCCCAATCGGTCTTGGCCTGGGCGAGCTGGTCGGGCGTCATGCCGGCGGGCGCCGTGATCAACCCGCTCGGCCGGCTGCCATTGGTAAAGAACGCGCTCGAGGTCGCCTGGATCGCGAGCCCTTGCAGCGCGGCGGTCGCGCACGCATAGATCGGCGACATGCCCACGAGCGGGTGGAACAAACACACCATGCGGTCGTGAATGATTTCGCTGGCTGGCAGGATGAATTTATCCGCGGGCTCGCGCGCGAGCGCCAGGCTGCCCGAAAGGTTGTCGTGTTGCAGCTGGTAGTAGACGCCGCCATCGGGCGCGACCAGCGGCGTCACGCGCAGCGGGTCGAGCACGTAGAGCGCGACCACGACGCCGCGCGCGTCGCGCTCTTTCAGCACGTACGCGTTGCCCCACATCAGTTTCGACGTGATCCACTGTTCGACGAATTTGGTCGTGGTCTGGTAGCGGTTTGGTTTGCGCAGGACGGGCGAGAACGCGGGCGAGGACGTCTCCTCCCACATGTCGTCGTCGTTCTCTTCGACCAGGCGCAGCGTGAGTTTCCCGATGTCCTGGGCGATGAGCGTGACGCAGGCGAACACGGGCGCGTATTGCAGCACCTGGTCGCGGCGGCCTTCGACGTTGACCTGCCACGCGCCCGCGTACGGTTCGCGGACCACGAGCGGGTACCAGCCGCCGCCGGTGGCCGCGCCGGGACTGTAGGGCGCCGTCAGCGCCTTCGCCGTCAGCTCGAGGCCGCGGCCGAACAGGTGCAGCCGGACGCTCGCCATCAGCGGAGGCGCGGGGGTTCCGGCGTGGGCGCGGCGCTGCGCGTCACCGCCGTCACGGTGAAGTCCGCGGCATTTGAGAGGTTGCCGCCGGCGCGCACCTGAACCGGGACGACGCCCTCGGTCGCGGTCGCCATGCTAACGGCCGTGGTCACCTCGGTGTCCGAGACCACGGTCGTCGCCAGGTCGAGGCCGTTCCCGACGATGACGCTATCGGGCGCGAACCCGGTGCCGGTGACCTGCAGCGTGAAGTCCGGCGCCCCGAGCGCCACCGTGGCCGGCGTCAGGGTCGTGATCGTCGGGGCGACGACCGCCCCCTCGGTCCAGCCGGCAATCGAGACGAACCCGATCCCGCGCAGCGTTTCCGCGAGGGCGCGATCCGTGACGGCGTACGTCTCGCCTTCGAGGTGCTCGACGCCGTTCTCGGTGTGGTAGACGCGCGCGGTCATGTCGATCGAGTCGCCCGCCGCGCGCGCGGTGCGTTCACCGGCCATGCTTCCTCCCCGTGGTACTCGTGGCAACCACCCGCGGCGGCACCGCGTCGACCGCGCAGCGCATCGCAAAGCCGGCGACCTCGAGCTGCTCGACGAACGCGGCTTCGACGGTGATCGTGTCGCCCGCGCGCGGATACTGGCCGTTCCAGTACCCGTCACGCAGGACCGTCATGGTGACCAGCATGGTTACGCCGTGTACGTCGCGACTGTGTACTGGACGACGCCGGCACGCGCCTTCTTCCAGTTGATGAACCGCTCGGCGCGCAGGCCGACGAGGTTCATCTGCCAGAGTGAGGTAAGCAGCGTGGTCGCGAGCGGCGGATTGTCGAGCGCAGAATCCATCTGCAGCGACGCCTCGCGCGACACGTCGATCGTCACCCCGCCGTCATCGGCATAGAGGATCGCGCTCGGTTGCACGAGCGCCACCGTCGTGCCGGCCGCCTGCGAGGCGACCGCCTTGTAGCCCATGATCATGCCGCCGCCCTGCGACATGCCGGGGAACAGCGGCTGGCCCAGCGGGTTGAGCGCGTTGGTCAACGCGAGCGCGTTGGTCTCCGACAGGATCAGCACCGCGCCGGCGGTCGAGATGTTCAGCGCCGTCATGGCGTTGGCGAGCGCCTGAATGTCGGTCCGCGCATTGGCGGGCGACGTGCCGGCCGTCGTGATCGGCGTGACGGCGTTCGTCACCGAACCCGGCGACACGCCCGCGACGGCGGCTTTGCTCGGGTTGATGAACTCGGTATCCAGGAACGCGGCGATCCCCGCGACCATGTCGCGCCGGATGACTTCCTCGGCCGACGGCGTCGAGGTCCGCGCGAGTTCCTCGGTGATGACGATGATCCCGGCGCACTTCAGAATGCCGAGCGTGATCGTCCCGAACTGCAGCGTCCCGACCGGCTTGGGCGCGCCCTGGCCCACCCACGCATACGTGCCGCCGCCGGTCTGGCTGGCGACCGACACGTTGAACGGCACTTTGAAGAACGTGTCGACCTTGCCCAGGATCGTCGCGGCGCGGAGCAGTGGCAGAAAATCCTGCGTCAACGGCGTGATCGGGGCGAGTGGCCCGGCCCACGCGGCGTCCGTCGTGGTGCCCGCCGCGACGGCGGCCTTCAGCGCGAGCTCGACTTCCGGCGTCGAGTCGTGCCACTTTTTCGCGTACTCGACCGCCTGCAGCGTCGACCCGCGCGAGACGGCGAGCGCCTGGCAGTACCGGATGAACGCGGTCGCCGGGGCCAGATTGCTCTTGACGGAGATAATCGGCATGTGACTGCGCTGTAGGCTGGCCTCATCGGGAGTCGCGGCCGTGATCGGCGTGGCCTTCGCGATCGTGGTCGCCTCGAGTTCGCGCAGGCGCACCAGATGCGCGTCGATGGACTTGATCTCGGTTGTCAGGCCGTCGTATTCGTCCGTCTCGGTCTGATCGAGCGTCGCGCCGGCCTCGGCCGACTTCGTCATAATCGCGGTCATCCGTCCATGCTTGGCGGCGCGGCTGGTCTCGAAACTCGTGATCTGTTCGTGGATCGTCTTGGATTCCATAGGCGGCGCGCCCTTGTCGACGCGCACAATTGGGAGCGTGTCCCTGTCGCGGGACGGATGACGGCCAGGCGCGGCCAGGTCGGCGGACTTCACGGCGAGGATCGTCGCCTCGACGTTTTTGGGAATGGTGACGACGGAGGTCTCCGCCCACAGCCATTTACTCACGTGCAGCCCGCCTTTCGGCAGGGCTTTGGCTTCGAGCGGCAACCAACCAATTGAGAACCCGCGCACTAACGGCGGTTGGGATTTGATGGAGTGCCAAGCGGTCTCAAGGCGATCGCGGAGGGGGCCCGGGTCGTCGAGGCGCGCGAGCCGGGCGCGGATCGCGATCCCCTGCGGCGTCACGGAGGCCTCGAACACTTCGCCGATCGGTTGTTTCTGGTCGTGTTGCCAGAGCAGCGGCATTGGCAGGGCGAAGGACGCGCCCTCGGGCACCAGGACATCGCCGCCGCGGTCGGCCGTCGGCGTCGACGCGATCCCTTCGATCACGCGCTGTTCAGCGTCGAAGGCCTTGATCTCGAGCGTCGCCCAGGCGCGGTGCATGTGTGCCCGCTAGGGTGCACCTCAGCGGCCGGCGGGCGATTTGTTTCGTAGAAAAATTAGGGCAGGCGCAGTTTCAACAACTGCCGCACGAGTGACGACACGGTCGTCTCGTGTTCGTGCGCCAGACGAATTAAGCGATCGTGTTCGCTCTGACGTAGCCAGGTCGACACGGAGGAACCGGGTTCGGCGACGGGCGGGCGGCCCGGTTTCCTCGGCGGATCGTCTGGCGGTTTGGTCATCCGAGCACAATCATCGAATAACTCGGCCGCTTCTCGGCGGCCATGTAATCCCGCCGATGGATCGCGTTGACGAGCGCGCTCGCCCCGTCGATCCGTTCCGTCGAGACTTTCTTCGACAGTTTCAGGTTCCCGACCGCGTCCTGGTCGACCGCAATGTTGGAGATGTTCCAGCGCAGGACCGGGTGCCCGTCATGCCGCAACGCGTGCGACAGGATCGCCGTCTCGAGCGATTTGGTCGGCCCCGACAATGCCGCGAACCCCTGATCGATCTGGACACACGTGAACCCGTCCTGCGCTTGCAGCCGCGTCACCAAGTCGATCGCGTTCCACTTGTCGAAGGCGATCTCGCGCACGTCAAACTCGGTCCGCCACGCGCGCAGACTCTGCCGCACGTACTCGTAGTCGATCACGTTGCCGGGCGTCGCGACGAGGTACCCGTCGCGCGCCCACTGGTCATAGGGCACGCGGTCCCGCCGCACGCGCTCGGCCAGGTTGTCCGCCGGCACGAAGAACTGCGCGAGCACGTCGAACCCCGGGCCCTCGTCATCGGGAAATACGGCGACGATGGCCGTCAAGTCTCGTGTCGAACTCAGGTCCATGCCGACGTAGCAGCGCCGGCCGTGCAGCCGCGCGCGGTCCAGCGCGACACGGCACGCATCCCAGGCCGGCATCGCGATCCACCGCGCCGCCTGTTCGGTCCACTGGTTCAGATACAACCGGCGAAACGTGTTCTCCTGGGCGGGAATCTCGCGCGCCCGCTTACACACGGTCCGCATCTCCTCGAGGCTGCGAAAGTCGCCGAGCGCCGGGTTGGCCTGGTGCCACACGCGCTCGTCGGTCCAGTCGGCATCGATCGGCGCCTCGTAGATCAGCGCCAGGAAGGTCGGATCGAGCGCGGGCGTCTCGGCGACCTTCCGCGCGTGCGTGTAGAGCTCCCAGAGAATCGAATGCCGGTCATACCCGGCGGTCGAGATCGCCAGCGTCACCGGCTGCAGCCGCGCGCCCTGCGACGTCGTCAACACGTCCCAGAGTTCGCGCGACGGCGCCGCGTGCAGCTCGTCGTAGATGACCGCCGACGCGTTGAACCCGTGCTTGGAATACGCCTCGGCCGAGATGGCGCGGTAGAAACTCCCGCTCGCGCGATGCACGATCCGTTTCTGCGAATCGACGAGTTCGCACTGCGCCAGCAACTCGGCATCGTTGCGGATCATCTGGGCCGCGACGTGGAACACGAGCGCCGCCTGGTCCTTGTCCGCCGCGGCCGAATACACCTCGGCGCCCGTCTCCCCGTCGAACAGCAGAAAATACAACGCGAGGGCCGCCGCGAGTTCGGTCTTCCCGTTCTTGCGGGGCAGCATCAGCAAACACTGCCGATAGACGCGGCGGCCGTCTGGTCCGGTACGGAACAGCTGCTCGAGGATGCGCCGCTGCCACGGACGCAGGTTGAACGGTTGCCCGGCAAACGGGCTTTTGGTGTGCGTCAGGTTGTTGATCAACCGAATGGCGCGCCGCGCGTGCGCCTGGCTCACGCCAGAACCCCGGCCCACTTGCTGGCGACCTCGCGGGGCGGCGCCGTGGGCATCCGGGCGCGACTGGCCGGCTCGAGGCCGAACAGGGCGTAGAACGGCCGCAGGGAGGCCGCCAGCGCCCGTTCCAGGCGCCCATCGAACCCGCGGCGCCCTTTCCGCTGGGCGTTGGCCGTGAAGCTCGCCTGCAGCTCGCAGAGCGTCGCAAAGGCCATCGTATCGGCCGACGACAGGGTGCCCATGCCCTGGCAGACCGGGGCCCACACGTCCCACACCCCGGCCGCACCCGGCGACAACGTCTCGGGCTTCACCACGGGGCCCTCGGGGGCCGCCACGTGGCCCCGAAAGCGCACCTTGGACGGGTTGCCCCGCAGCGCCCGTAAGGCGAGCGGGTCACGCCGCCGGCCGCTGTTCAGATTGCCCATACCGCCTCCAAAACGTCAAGTTTTTGACGAAAACGTGCGATCCGG